CTCCCGTTGCTGGTAAGTATATGTTTTGGTGTAGTATCCAAGCACATGCAACTACCCATCAAACTTATACTTCAATAACAGCTCGAAAAAATGGAACTCAGTACGGTCCTAGCGAGTTTGTTCAAACATGGGCCGGCGGTGCTGATCACACGAGTACCACTGGTTCTGTACTGGTGGATATGGCAGCAAATGATTGGTTTGACTTTCATGCTTCGAGAGGTCTTAGAGGCATTCAAGGCTGCATGTACGGTTTTTTAGTAGGATAAAGATATGGCCCTCGATAAAATTACAGCATCAGCAATAGCAACTAACGTAGTTGGGTTACACCACTGTGATTGGTACAGTGATGCTACTTTGCTTGATGCTGGTGGTTTGAAACTTCCAGTCGGTACAACAACTGAAAGACCAACAACGGTCGCTGGTGGTAGAGAGGTAGTAACCTTTGATCTAAATGTTACAGCAAATGTACCATCTAATGATCCTGGCTTTCTTCAAAATGAGCCATGGCTTTGGACATGGGCAGCAAACTATAATAGAACAACTGCCGCAACTAACGTTACTGATACTTCTCCACTTATATTCTTTAAAGGATCAACATATACATTTACTAACCAAACAGTTGGTCATGGATTATTCTTAAGACATACAGAAAAAACAGATTCAAATGATCCTATGAATGTATATGCTTTAACAGCAGCAGAAGGTATCACTTCTGGTACTCAAGGTTCTATGGCTGCTTCTGTTGGTTCGCCATCTACAATTGTATTTACAATTCCAGATAATTATCCATATAGTCAAGTTGTAATTCAGCACGGTCAAACTGGTATGGCCAATGTTATTCCAGTACAATCACCTCCTGCAGAAACTCTTGGTTATATTCGTGTAAATACATCAGGGGTTGTTGGTGCTGATGAGACTACAGGTACTTCAGTTGAATACTATACTGGTCAAGGTTGGGCAGGTATTGGCGGTGCAAATGCAAATGGTAACATTATTGCACATCCATCGGGAACATTTGAAACAGCCGAAGATTGGAATACAGACTCAGGAACATATGATTGGAACACTGCATCAGGTTCTGAAGACTGGGGACCTGCAGTAGTAACTGCCTTTGGCGCATCTGGTGATATATCACAGAATGCAGATAAAGCTCTTGTAGCACATGACGGATCCACTGGCGGTGGTATTCCAATGTTACGAGCTGATATGTCTAACCTTGGAACTAACTTAGTAAATACTAAATACAATTTCTTCAGATCAAATGCTGAAACTATGACAGGGTGCAACACTACTGGTTCAAATACAGCTAGACTTTCGTTTGATAATGCTATTGAAGTTGGTGTAAGTAATATCACTCTTTCTGATTCTAATAAAATATTTACTATAAATAAAGATGTAACGAATAGCTATTTTAAGTTTGAGATAAAAGTTAAACCATCTGTAGCATGCACATTGCAGGTTTGGAAAAACGGTTCTCACTTAAGTTATTCTGACTATGATTTGGAGACAGGTTATCATGCAACAGTATCTTGGATTGAATCGGCTTCGTTTGATGATACATTTGAATTTAGGCTAAAAACAGCTTCAACAAGTTCTGTAACAAATACAGATAAAGATACATTGCTAATCGAATTCATTGGGAGTTAATAAATGGCAAAAATAGTACAAGTACGAAGAGGGACAACAGCCGCGCTCTCATCTGTTACTGGAGCAGAAGGCGAACTTTTCGTAGATACCGATAAAGAAACCCTTACTGTTCATAACAATTATCAGGCTGGTGGGTTTCCTTTACTAAGAGAAGACTTAAACAATCTAGCAGCAGGTTCAGTTAATATTAATAAAATTTCTGTTGCAGGGTCAACGGCTGGTCAAGATGTAAAAGTAAATGATGCAGGTAACGGACTCGAGTTTGGAGTCGGTGGGCGTATAGTTTCGTACAATACATATAGGTTTACAGCCAGATTTAGTGCACCAACAGCAACCGCCGAGTATACTTGGTGGACTGAAAACTTTAATAGAACAAGATCCGATAGCAGTCTTTGGGTTGTAAGCGACACGCCTTGTTTTGAATTACCAAATGGTGTTTGGGTTGGTGTTGCAATTAATATCAACGGATACAAAACTGCTCGAGGATTAAAACATTTTAGACCAAATACAGATACAACAACACTTGGATTTAATACACTTGTAACAGCAAGTGAAATTGGTTCAACTACTGGCAATATATCAATTAAACATTTTTGGAATTGGAATTATGTTAGTGGAAGTAATAAGCCTTTCACTATAACAAACTTTCAAGGTGGTGGTTCAGGATCAGGCCAAGATAATCGTGTTAACTCATCTGCTATAACAGAAGGTCATATGATAGTAATGGAGATAGTATAATGGCATGGAATTATAATTTTGAACCAACACTTGCAGATGGTTTATTTGCGCACTACAATGAAGAAATAGGTGTTATTGCTGAAACGGATGGAAGTATTTTTACAACCGATTCTGAAGGTAATAGAACTCCAGCTACAGCCGAAGAATTACAGCTGGCTCAAACAAAACTTGATGAGCTTTTAACTAGTTATAATGGTAAAGCATATTCTCGTAATAGAGTTGCAGCGTATCCTTCTATGGAAGAGCAAGCTGACATGCAATATTGGGATGCAGTAAACGGCACAACCACTTGGAAAGATGCAATTGCTGCAGTAAAAACAGCTCATCCAAAACCGGAGTAATAAATGCCTTTTAGACAGATACAAACAGCAGGTATAGCAGATGATGCAATTAACTCAGCCAAGATTGGTGTAGATGTTATTGTAGCAGCTGATCTTGCCGCAAACTCTATTACTGTATCTGAATTATCAAATGATGCGGTTACTACTGCTAAAATTGCCGATGCATCTGTTACTGCTGCTAAGTTAGCGGCTGGTGCTGCAGTTCCAGATCAATCAGGACATGCAGGGCAGTTTCTTACAACTGACGGTACTACTGCAGATTGGGCTTCAGTTGATGGAGCAAAAGAAGGTGTGCTCTGGGAAAATAGCCAGACTCTTGCAAATAGTTATTCAATACCAAATGGTAAATCGGCAGTAACAGCTGGTCCAGTTACATTAGGTTCAGGTGTTACGGTTACACTTGGTGCAACATCAAGGTGGGTCGTAGTATGAGTTCAATTCGTTTATCAGGTACTAGTTCAGGTTATTATGATCTTACAGTTCCGGCAGCAGCTGGAACAAATAGTATTGACCTAAGTGCTTTACCAGTAAAAGACTCAAACGGTAACTTGGGTATTGGTACCTTATCGCCAAGTGCTAGTCATAGACTTACACTTGATAAAACATCTAATTATGGTGGTATTTCATTTAATCAAAATGGAAATCAAGTTGGTCAGATTATCCAAGAGGGTGGAACTGGAAATCTTTATATTGATGCTGATAGTAACAGTATTGGTGGTGGTTTAATTTTTAGAACTACCGGTGGCACAACACGAATGACTGTAGACGGTTCAGGCCGAGTCATTACGCCATATCAGCCAGCATTTCGCGTAGGTAAAACTAGTGCTGATACTTCAAGTGGCGGTACATTCATAGATCCAATTACGTTTCAACAAACGGATTTTAATATTGGAAATCATTTTAGTACAAGTACACATAAATTTACTGCTCCTGTAGCTGGAAGATACATATTTAATTGGTCAGTTTCAGTTAATAGAAATGGCGCTAATTATACCGGTGCGTACTCGTATGTTAATGGAGCTTATTTAGATTGGACAAATTCATTTCAATATAGCGCACCAAGTTGGTTTCCTCATGATGCTTGTATTATCGTTAATCTTGCTGCAAATGATACTTTTCACATTGTCTTGCGTCACGATAGTAATGCAACAGTCGATAACTCAGGCTGGTTTTCCGGCTACTTACTAGGATAAATAACTTTATAATTAACTTTAACTAAGGAGAAATAAAATGCCAAATATTACTGTAGCTCTTACCGATACACAGAATAAATGTATGGAGTATGCCGCAGCTGATGTTCAAGACTGGGCCGATAATGCACTTCACAATCGTGCACGTATCGCTCAAGACGAGATCGTTGCTGCTTTAGTAGCTCACTGTAATGCGAATGAGATTGCCCTTGCAACAGGTGCAGATGCTCAGGTCGCGCAGGCCTTTGAATTGGAAGTCGTAAAGACTGCCGCTCAAAGAAATGCAGAAGCAGAAGCCGCGATGCCAGAATAATGAGTACACTCGAACTCGAACATATTAAACACACGAGTTCTTCGAGCAATAACCTGTCAACTCATTCAGACGGGTCGTTGACTGTTGGGAATCTTCAGAGCTTAAATGTTCTTGGTGACCTTACAGTAGATACTTCAACATTAAAAGTAGACGCAACAAACAACAGAGTAGGCATAGGCACAACAAGTCCGACAGCACAGTTAGAACTTTCTGCTGGAGCTCCTACATTAATCCTAAACGCAAATAGTCAAGCAACAGATAAGAAAAAAGTTAGATTAGGAGCATCTCAGTTTACAGCCGGAGATTTTGCCGTTCAACAAATGGCAGATGATGGAACAACTGTAGTTTCAACTCCATTCAAAATTGATACATATGGTCATACAATTCCTACATCTATTAAACCAGATAAGTATGGGTCATTGATTGGCCCGGTAGATATAACTGGTGGATTTGTAAACGGATGTGCTGTTAATACATTTCATGAAATCTCTAACGTAGATATAAACAACTATGCTGGCGGATATAACAGTGGAAACGTAGGAATACAAGGTGAAATTATGTGGACAAGCGGTGTTGTTGCCCAAGGGTATAACCATACAGTAAGATTTATGTTACCACCAAGTAGTTCAAACACAGCACAAGCCTATTCATCTTCTAACTTTACTAGTTTTAGTTATAGTGGAAATGTTTATAACGAAATCCCAGTTACTGTGACTCATCACACAAGTATGACATCAAACCATAATATTAGACTTAGGTTACATAATACTTCTAATGTTTCTTATGACCCATTGCGTTTAGAAATATATACATCAGCAGGTGTTTCTGGCAATGCTAGATTGACACTTTGGAGAGCTTAATGATTAGAGCAGTAGACATACACGAAAGTAGAACAAATTATATTGCTCATCTTGAAGATGAAGAGTCTTTATTCTTTATTGTTCCTTTGGAAAATGATGGATCAGATAATTGGAATAGATTGCAAGAGTGGCTAGATGCAGGTAATGAAATAACAGATACGATTGAGTGGCGAACATTATATAAAGGAACAAGACAAATAGAGTACCCTGATATTGGTGAGCAGCTTGATATGTTATGGCATGCTATCGATACAAATACTCTTGATAAAACAAGTGATTTTTACAATACACTAAAAAGTGTAAAAGATAACAATCCAAAACCGGAGTAAGACGTGGCAACAAGTATTACAAACACATCAGTAACTACCGACAATCTTACCACCGATGGTTTAACAGTTGATACGAACACTATCCATGTTGACTCTGCAAATAACCGTGTAGGGATTGGAACTACAACTCCAGATAATGGTCTTCATGTAGCGCATCCTACTGGTGGAGCAGAAATGAAAGTTGATGCTGCTGCTGGATACCAGGCCACGTACTTGTTGGCAGAAGGTGGAGCAAATAAATACAACATCGCTTCAGTAGCTTCTGATAATCACTTTCAGGTGTATAACTATTATAATAATACTAGAGCACTTGGAATTAGTGATGCTTCAATTATCACTCAACCTTATCAACCAATATGTACTTTGCAACCAGACACAAGTGGTAATGTAACAACAGCTAGCTCAGCTGATCATACTGTAGGCTGGAAAACTGTTGGTGGAAGACAAACATTGTTAAGGTCTGGATTAACACTAAGTACTTCAAGTGGTACCACCATAGCAAATGGTGGTAGTACTGGAAGAATTACATTTAGCACAGGAGGTGTATATTATTTTGATTGCACTATAAGAATGGAAAATACACCTGGCCAGGGAAACCTAAAAATGAATTTTAATGGAAGCACTATACATCGTATGCACGTTGAAGCTTGGGGAAGATATCCTTATGCTCATGGGTGGATATCAAGATGTGTTACGGCATCTGCAAATGATTATGTAGAATTCGTAGTAGCCTGCCCTAGTGGAACATTTAGTGGTAGTAATGATACTGTTAACTGGCTTACAATTATTAAGGTAGCATAATAATATGTCAAACGCAAGAAATTTAGCAAATCTTCTAAACTCAGATACTGTAGTTACTTCGGCTGACATCCTTGATGGAACTGTTGCAACTCTTGATATTGCAGATGCTGCAGTAAATACTGCTAAGATTGCAGATGGTGCTATCACTTCTGCTAAAATTGATAGCGGAGTTACACTTGGAGTCGGTGCTTTTCAAGGAGATAATGCTAGTGGTGCACTTAGAGGAGATACAACAGATGGAAAGAAAGACATCTTTCGAGTACATGAAAAAGAATTAAATACTAACGTGACCATTGCAGCCACCGATAATGCTTTGGCTTCTGGTCCATTAACAGTTGCAAATGGTATAACATTAACCATTGCTAACGGAGGGAGGCTTGCAATAGTATGAGTACTCTAGCAGTCGATTCAATTACTAACGCAACCGGTACAAGTGCCGCGGCTATTGATGCCGGAGGTCGAATCACAACTCCTGCAAGACCTGCGTTTTTGGCCGGACGTACTGGAGGTAACCAAGCTTTTACACTGGGAACACTTCCACTTAACTTAACAAGAATAAACATAGGCAATTGCTGGAATACCACCACTTATAAGTTTACGGCTCCTGTTGCAGGAATTTATTACTTTTTTGGTCAAGGATACTACAATGACGGTGCTGGTAATAAAAGACTAAAAATTAGAAAAAATAATAATGTGGATTTAGTGACGGCCGCTGCTAATGCTACAGCTAATGATGAATCAATGACTATTTCTATTATAGAGCAGTTATCTGTGGGTGATACAATAGATCTTTATTCAGATTCAAATAGTTCACAAACACTTTATTATAACATCAATAATACTACACATGGTCCACACACGTATTTTATGGGATACTTAATCGGATGAGCACTTTAGCAGTTAATACACTTACAGCACAAACTGGAACAGATATTGTTCTTGCATCTGGTAAAAATCTTTTAGCTCATGGAAATACTATTAACACTTATGAAGTTACTAAAACCGATACTCAAACTATATCAGGGTTTACTTTTGTTGATATAAGTGGTCTTTCAATTACTCTTACACCAGTTACCGCATCAAGTAGATTTTTGATATACTTCCATGTTTCAGCCTCAAGTGATTACTACAAAACATATATAAATCTTTTAAGAAATAGTACTTTATTAGGGGCAAATGCTGATGGTGCTGGAGATAGTAGACATAGAGGAACGTCTATGCAAACGACTGATCAAACTCAGTCAAATGCGCATGGAATTATGCACAATCACACTATGCTTTTTTTAGATTCACCTGCAACTACAAATTCAATTACGTATAAGCTTCAAGGATCAGGAAGACTCTCTGCTAATATTCAGTACATTAATAGATCTGTTCCCGATAGGACATCAACCGAATTTGATGATAGAACAATTTCACGTATGCTTATTCAGGAGATTGCACAATGAGTACATTAAAAGTAGGTGCAATCCAATCAGCAACCGGCAATACTGCAATTACAATAGCAAATGATGGAACTCTAACACTAGCAAGTCCTCCAATCATTACATCTCCTGTTATTCTTAGCGCATTTTCAAATAGTAGCTTAGGTTCAACTGGTGTTATACCGTACAGCAATATATCTATCGATACTGCCAGCGCGCATAGTACATCTACTTCTCGATATACTTGTCCAAAAGCTGGATACTATGAAGTGTCTTTCAATTACCTACTTCGTAATTGTACAAATGGTCATAGAACAAATGTTCGTAAAAATGGAGTTGTGCAAAGTGTTGGATGGTCGGGAAGCCTCTCAGATCGATCTTTAGTATGGCAATACAGCAGTGCGTCAACCGAAGAACAAAACGTGTCTGCTAGCACTATTGTTCAGTGTGCAGTAAATGATATACTTGACGTGCACTTATATTACATTGGTAGTGGTGATATTTATGGTGGAAATAATGTTCACAACCAACTAACGATTAAACTATTAAGCTAAATTCTTAAAACGTATAAATAGTATCGAACAGTTAATTTATGGGATACTATTATGGCAAATCCAACCACAAGAGCAGAACTGATTACGCATTGCCTTCGTAGGCTTGGTGAGCCCGTGCTTGAAGTTAACGTTGACGAAGATCAGTTAGAAGATCGAGTTGATGAAGCTTTACAGTTTTACCAAGAGTATCATTCAGATGCAATCGTAAAAAATTACTATAAGTATGCCATTACTGCAACTGATGTAACTAATGAGTATATTACTCTGCCCTCCACAATTACAACAGTACAAAGAATATTTCCAATTGATAGTTCTGCATCAAGCAATAACATGTTTAGTGCACGATATCAGTTGAGGCTTAATGACATTTATGATCTAGGTTTTATTGGATCACTTGCTCATTATGAACAGACGCAACAGTACCTATCAATGCTTGATATGAAGCTAAATGGTGCAGAACAAGTAAGGTTTAATCGAAATTCAAATAGACTTTATATTGATGTAGATTGGTCAGCCGATTTACCGGTAGGTAAGTTTATTGTAGTAGATTGTTATTCAGTTATAGATCCAACTGCACATGCAGAAGTATATAATGATCTGTTTCTTAAACGATACACAACAGCTCTTATTAAAAGACAATGGGGTCAAAACTTATCTAAGTTCGAGGGTATGCAATTGCCTGGAGGAGTTCAGATAAATGGTCGGCAGTATTTAGAAGAAGCAAACGCAGAGATTGATAAAATCGAAGAAGAGATGCAACTAAAATACGAAGCTATGCCAGAATTCTATGTAGGATAAAAACATGGCAACTAATGTATATTTTAGTCCTAAGGTAAAAACCGAACAAAACCTATATGAGGATATTGTTATTGAGTCGCTTAAGATGTATGGGCAAGATGTCATATACATTCCTAGGCAGCTAATTAATCGCGATGAACTCTTAAATGAAGACTATTCTAAATTTACCGATGCGTACACTATTGAAATGTACATTGAAACTTCTGAAGGCTTTGCAGGTGAAGGAGACTTACTTGGAAAGTTTGGAGTTGAAATACGAGATCAAGCAACATTTGTAGTAGCACGTAAACGTTGGGAAAACTTAGTAGGGTTTTACAATAACTCAATTAATGACACAAGACCAAGTGAAGGTGACTTAGTATACTTACCATTATCAAGATCTTTATTTGAAATACGTTTTGTAGAACACGAACAGCCATTTTACCAATTAAATAACTTGCCAACATATAAATTGGAATGTGAGTTATTTGAGTACTCTAATGAGGAACTTGAAACTGGTATACGCGAGGTTGATGAGTTACAAGAACGTTATTCATATCAGCAAGTATTTACAGTTAATAATGGATCGGGTCATTTTACTCCTGGTGAAACAATTAGACAAGACACTGGTGAAGTTGATCAGCTAGGTGCACCAATATATGTAACTGCCGAAGTTGTAAACTTCAGTGTTTTAGTTGGTGTTGGTACTCTTACAGTTATTAATGAAGTTGGTAGCGATGGAACTGCAAGAAAGTTCAAAGTTAGTAGTTTAGTTGCTGATATTATTACTGGCTTAGATAGTGGTGCAACTTGGTACGTACAGGTAGATGCACCTGAACTAGCTATGTCTGGTGATCCATATGCACAAAACCAAGACTTTGAAACACTTGGTGATAATATAATTGACTTTACAGAGTCCAATCCATTCGGAGAAATTACATAATGTTCGGAACTTATTTCTATCATGCTGCTATCAGGCGAACAATAGCCGTATTTGGTACCTTATTTAATAATATTGAAGTCCATAAAGATGATGCAAGTGGAAACGTTTTGCAAACTATCAAAGTGCCTTTAGCTTATGGACCTAGGTCTAAGTTTTTGGCTAGGGTGCAAGATCAAAGTAATTTAAGTGATGCAAAGTTAGCAATTAAGTTACCGAGAATGTCCTTTGAAATCACTTCAATGACATATGATACTACACAAACAGTTAATAAAACAAATGAAATTAGAGTTGGCTCTATTACAAATAACACTCGTAATTCTGTAAGAACACCTACTCCATATCGTCTTGGTATTCAATTAAATATCATGACAAAAAACCAAGATGAAGCTTTACAGATTTTAGAACAAATTCTACCAACATTTAAACCAGATTATACAGTGACTATTAATGAGGTTCCTGCAATTGGTATTAAGTCAGATATACCTATTGTTCTTACTGGTGTAACAATGAATGATGATTATGAAGGTGACTTTATAACTAGACGAGCTATTGTATATTCATTAGAGTTTGAAACAAGAGTTAATTTCTATGAAGCAGTTCAGAACAAGAAAACAATACGTAAAGTAACAAATGACTTCTTTAATTTTGATGCACAAAATAATGCATTGTTAGAACGTCAAACCGTTACTACCAATCCTACAAATGCAAATGTGACTGATTCATATACTTATGATGTATTATATCCATTCCCAGCTGTTGCAGACAGTATTAGAGTTGTATTAACTAATGTTGTTGGCGATTTTATTGTAGGTGAAACCGTTGCGGCTACTACTTCTGGATCTACTGGTGTAGTTAAATCATGGGATAGTACTGGTAATATACTAGTTATATCTAATCCTACAGCATACTTTGTCATACCTGAAAGAGTAACTGGTGCGTCATCAGGTGCTATAGGCGATGTACAAAGTTCAACTAATGTGTATGTATAATGACAAAAGATATTGAAGATGATTATGACTTTGCTAGGTCACAATACTATAATCTAGCAGAAAAAGGTAATGAAGCGATCGATTTAATGATGGACTTAGCCCGTGAATCTGAACATCCACGCGCTTTTGAGGTTTTATCAACTGCAATTAAGCAAAATGCTGAAGTTGCAGATAAATTGATGAAGCTGCATAAAGAACGCAAAGAGGTAGAAACACCTACTGCAGCTCTTCCAAATAATAGTATGACACAGAATAATCTCTATGTAGGTTCAGCAACTGACCTGCAAAAGATGTTAATTCAAAAAGCGAAAGAAAAAGAGACAGTAATTGAATCAGATACGTATAAAGAATAGCGAACTCGGATATCTAGGTAACCCTAATATCAAAAGAGACGGTGTTGAACAAGGCTGGTCTTCTGAAGAAATACGTGAATACGCTTTATGTATGAAAGATCCAGTATACTTTGCAAAGAAGTATCTTAAGGTTATATCCCTTGATCAAGGGCTAGTTGATTTTGATCTTTATGATTATCAAGAAAAAATGTTTACACATTTTAATGATAATAGATTCTCTATTGTATTAGCGTGTAGACAATCAGGTAAATCAATATCATCTGTCGGCTACCTTGTATGGTATGCGATATTTCATCCAGAAAAAACTATTGCTGTCTTAGCTAACAAAGGTGCAACTGCCAGAGAGATGCTTGCTCGAGTTACTCTTATGCTTGAGAACATACCATTTTTTCTTCAGCCAGGTTGTAAAGCTGTAAATAAAGGGTCCCTTGAATTTAGTAACAATTCTAGGATTATTGCGGCTGCTACAAGTGGTAGTTCTATTCGTGGTCTATCTGTTAACTTACTGTTTCTTGATGAGTTTGCATTTGTTGAAAATGCTACTGAATTCTATACATCAACATATCCAGTGGTTTCGGCTGGTAAAGATACAAAAGTAATTATCACATCAACTGCAAATGGACTAGGTAATATCTATCATAAGTTATGGGAAGGTGCCGTTCAGCAAACGAATGAGTTTAAGCCGTTTAGGATTGACTGGTGGGATGTGCCAGGACGTGATGATGAATGGAAAAGACAAACAGTATCTAATACCTCTGAGCTTCAGTTCGATCAAGAGTTTGGTAATAACTTTCATGGAACAGGTAACACATTAATTTCTGGTAATAAGCTTTTAGAGATGAAAGCAAAAGCCCCTATCTATACACAAGATCAAACCCTAAGTGTATATGAAAGACCTGATAAGTCTAAAAATTATATGATGTTTGTGGATGTTGCGAAGGGAAGAGGTCAGGACTACTCTACTTTTAATTTAATCGATATCAGTGCCAAACCGTTTAAACAGGTTGCTGTTTATCGCGACAATACTATCTCGCCATTACTCTTCCCTGACATTATATATAAGTATGCAAAAACCTACAATGATGCATATGTTGTTATTGAGTCGAATGATCAGGGTTCAGTGGTTTGCAATGGTCTTTACTATGAATTAGAATACGAAAATGTTTTTGTTGAATCAATGGTAAAGAAAAATGCTGTTGGTGTAGAAATGACTCGTAAAGTTAAACGGATTGGCTGTTCTAATATTAAAGACTTAATTGAAAGAGACCAAATTGAAATTGTAGATGCCGAAACAATTATAGAATTTTCTACGTTTTGTGCAAAAGGATCTAGTTATGAAGCTAGTGATGGCAACCATGACGATCTTGTAATGAACTTTGTATTATTTGGTTGGTTTGTTTCTACTAATATGTTTAATGATATGACTGATATCAGTATCAAACAAATGATGTATAATGAGCAAATGAAACATATTGAAGATGAATTAGTACCATTCGGTATAGTAGATACCGGTATCCAAGAAAAAACAGAGGTAATTGATGGTGAAAGATGGGAAGTCGGTGAACCAACTGAGCTTTTCTAAATATCCATTTTTTATAAATAACTACGTGAACAACCGTATTATGATAATCTTTTAATGTTAACTAAGGGGAAATACACATGAGCTTCCAAGTCTCTCCAGGTGTGCGCGTACGTGAGATCGATCTCACCAACGTAGTTCCTGCTGTTTCTTCTTCAATCGGTGGTTTTGCGGGTGCATTCTCGTGGGGTCCAGTTGAAGAGGTACGTCAGGTAACTTCCGAGAAAAACTTGGCCGAAACGTTTGGTGTTCCAAGCCTCACTAATAACACATCTTATTTTACTGCAGCTGGTTTTCTCCAGTATGGTAATAACCTACAGACAGTAAGATGTGAGACAGCGGGTCTTAAGAATGCTATTGCGGATGGTACTGGAACAGCAGTATTAATCAAAGGTCAAGATAACTACGACGCATCTTTTTCAGCCGGCCAGGCCAGCGTTGGTCCGTGGGCTGCCAAGTATCCAGGTACACTGGGTAATTCACTTAAAGTAGAAATTTGTGCGCCAGGGCATTATGCCACATGGACAAACGCAGCTAATTTCGATTCAGCTCCAGGTACAAGCCAATACGCAGAAAGTCAAGGCGTATCGGGTGCACTTGATGAACTACACATTCTTGTCATTGACGAGGGTGGACAATGGACAGGCACAGCCGGTTCAGTTCTAGAAAAGTTTGCTTTTGTATCTCAAGCATCAGATGCAAAACTTTCAAATGGTGAATCAAACTTCTATAAAGACGTTATCAATGCTAGATCTGCCTACATTTGGTGGATGGATCATGATTCAGTCCTTACAGATGCAGGTACAGCACTTAGCACTGCTGCTAGTGGCTTTGCATTTACAGGTTCAAGTACTGTAATTACCGATTCACTTACATTAGGTGTTGATGATAACACTTTAACTGCTTCTGCCATTCAAACAGGTTTTGACCTGATGGAAGATGGCGAAACACTAGATGTTAACATGCTAATTTGTCCTCCATTGGATAACTCATTAGCCAATGCTAACTCACCTTGTATTGCAGTTGCCAATGATCTCATTGCAATTGCTACAGCAAGAAAAGACTGTATCGCAGTCATTTCACCGCCAGTACAATTTACTTCTAATCCTGCAGGACAATCAATCACTGACGTTAACGGTGGTTCTGTTGCAGCTACAGCAGTAAATAACGTAGTGGCATTTGCCGATTACCTTACATCAAGTTCATATGGAACACTCGATTCTACAGCACTGAAAGTATACGATAAGTATAACGATGTGTTTATCGATATTCCTTCAAGTGGGCATGTTGCTGGTCTTATGGCTAACACTGACACCGTTGCAGATGCATGGTTCTCACCAGCAGGCTTTACACGTGGACAAATTTTAGGCGTAACTCGCGTATCATTTAATCCTAAGAAAGCTGAACGTGATACACTGTATAAAGCAAGGGTCAATCCTATTGTTTCTTTCCCAGGCGAAGGTACCGTTCTTTTCGGTGATAAGACACTCTTATCTCGTCCTTCTGCTTTTGATCGAATCAATGTACGTAGGCTATTCATGGTATTGGAAAAGGCAGTTGCTACTGCTTCTAAATTCCAACTCTTTGAATTCAACGATGAATTTACACGGGCCCAGTTCCGTAATCTAGTTGAGCCGTTCTTAAGGGAGGTCAAAGGTCGCAGGGGTATTACAGACTTTAAAGTAGTCTGTGATGAAACAAACAACACTGGTCAAGTAATTGATGCCAATGAGTTTGTTTGTGATATCTACATCAAGCCTGCCCGTTCTATTAACTTTATCACATTGAACTTCATCGCCACACGTACTGGTGTTGATTTCGATGAGATTGCAGGTTAGGAGGATAAACAATGGCAATTTTAGGCGTAGATGATTTCAAATCCAAACTTGTAGGTGGTGGAGCACGTGCTAACCTCTTCAAGGCAACCATTAACTTTCCCGGTTACGCAAATGGCGATGTAGAACTTACCTCGTTTATGTGTAAAGCAGCAGCTCTTCCAGCTTCTATCGTTGCACCGATTGTAGTTCCATTTAGAGGACGTCAACTGCAAATTGCAGGCGATCGTACCTTTGAACCTTGGACTGTTACAATTATTAACGATTCGAATATGGAAGTGCGTAATGCATTTGAACGCTGGATGAATGGTATCAATGAGCATAACAATAATACTGGTTTGACTAATCCATTGGATTATCAGGCCGATATGGTAGTAGAACAGCTTAATAAAGCTGGTGTTGCAACCAAGCGTTATGACTTACGTGGTCTATTCCCAACTAATATCTCTCAAATCGAACTTTCATACGACACTGAAAATGCGATTGAAGAGTTTACTGTTGAGCTCCAAGTTCAGTACTGGGAGTCCGGAACCACTACTTAGTAGTGTTATAAATAGTACTAGAGGCGGTCAAGTATCGCCTCTAGTTAACTAGTTAGGGAAATATTATGGCAGAATTATTCGGCTTTGAAATAAAAAGAAAAGACCAAGAGAAAGAAGATGCAAAGAAGGTTTCCTTTGTTGCACCTGAATCTGATGATGGTCTAGGTTATGTTGTAAACGCCGGTGGTCACTTTGGTCAATATGTTGACATGGAAGGTGATAAGGCTAAAACAGACCAACAACAAATTATCAAGTATAGAAA